AATCAGCATCGATTACACCTTCTGCATTGGCTAGAACAAGACCCTGCTTTAGTGAAGCACCAGAACGAGCATGTAGGCGAACAGAATAACCAGCAGGAATGTCCATGATCAAGCCAGTTGGTACCAGTACACGGTCGCCTGGTTGGATGACAATCTGATTATTCATTGTTCGTTTGAAGTTCTTATTACTATTGCTATAGCCTTCGTATGTCGCTTTACCATATCCTTGAAAGGCCAAGTCAAAACATGCAGACTGATCGGTCTGTTTCTTAGGAAGTTTTACTTGAGGATTAGTTCTATAGACTTTCAATGTTTCCATAACAAACTCACTTTCTTATTCTTCTGTGTAGCGTTTCTTACCGAGAGAATACTTGGCTACAAGATTCCATTCTGGCTTTTCACCATATGATATGATCTTTATTCTATTGAGCGGTGTCAGAGGTTCAGCACTCTTTTTAGGATCAACTAGAGTTACGAGTCCCCACTCAGCCAGTAGATTGGCAATAGTGTTACGACGGCCATGATCTTCTTCGGAGAAGTCAGTTGGCTTACCATCTAGCATAAACATTTCTTTGAAATGGACAAGATAGTAACGACCTTGCTTATGTAGAATATGGCAAGATTGATACAACGTCTTATCTTTCTTAGACGCCACACCAATACGGGTTAGCGTCTCCTTCACTTTCAAGAAGGCTTGTGGATCAGGTAACTTTACCTCCACGAAGTCGTCTAGGTTTACTGTCATTTGCGCCACCTTTGTCGAGTTCTTTTCTTATTTCTTCAAGTTGGGTAGCGTCTAACAGAACCAATGCTTCTTTAGCCTTCTCGTTAGAGTAGTTGAAATACTCTTTGACGGCATCTAAGTTTTCAATGGTCTCTCGCTTCTCCCATTTTCTAAAAGGGCGTTTATACCCTCGGATACTATTTAGCAAATATTGGTATTGCATGTTATTGGGAAGACTAGGATATTGATTCATCTGATTGGCTTGTAGAACACAATCATAATGAAACGATATAGCCTTATTCACAACAAAGGCAGGGTAGTCCTTTTCATTCTCAAGGACATTCTTCTTGGTCTGTAGAATGGATGGAATCAAATCACGAAACACATCCATTACTTTATCTCCGCTTCAATCATGATCTCTGTTAGACATGCGACAAGGTTCAACTCTTGATCGGCAACAAATGCAGATTGATACTGATACTTGGCAAGAGTAACGACAGCAACAGGGATAGTTTCTGGCTTTAGATACTCATATAGATTATCATAGACAGAACGATAGATACGAGAAGGATCAATGTCAGAGTTCATTACAACCCACTTACGCATGGTTGTAAAGTCTTTCTGCTTTAGAGCATTGATCAGTTCTTGTAGGCTGCGAACGCTATCAAGTTGAGAAACAATACCAGCGTCAATGACTCCAGAAACAGAATGCCGTTGTAACTCGTTAAGAGTCCTGCGATAGTCTGGGAAATACTTTTCAACGACCTTGATAACAACTTGCTTGTCATATTCTACACCTTCTTGTGACAGAATGTTTGTAATGCGCTTAAACATCTGGGCAGCCATCTTAGGCTTTTCGTCACCCTTCAATGCAAAGTCTACCACAGCACAACGGCTATGAATAGCATCCATGATCTTTGCTTTGAAGTTACAGGTGAAGATAAAAGAACAGTTGCTACCAAACTCCTCAATCGTACCACGAAAGGCAGCCTGGGCTTCTGGTGTAAGATAGTCAGCCTCGTCCATGATAATGACTTTACGACCACCTGTCAAGGATACTGTAGAAGCATAGCCTTTGACCTTGTTACGCAAAGTATCGACACCTCTTTCATCGGATGCATTGATGAACAGATGATTTAGTCCTAGTTCCTCACACAATGCTTTTGCAACAGTTGTCTTGCCGCAACCAGCAGGACCTGTCAAAAGCAAATGCTGAAACTCTCCTTGATTCACATACTCCTGAAAGACTTTCTTTAGTCTGTCAGGAAGAATACAGTCCTCAATCTTATGAGGACGGTACTTCTCAACATATAGGTATTCACTCATTCATCATCCTTACTATAGCGAAATGCATTGATATACATCATAGCAGAACATAATAGGAAAAACAACCAGTTCATGATGTCATTCCTATCCATAATCCAATAATAGGCAGCGGTGATAAAGTTCACCGCCCCTAAGATTTCAAATACCAGTTCTATCATGGTGCAGTCTTTTCAATGACTGTGGAATAAAACTCCTCAAAGTCCGTGTTCTCCTGAACCTCGTCACGGAAGTTCGCACGGAAGTAGGCACGTGCCATACGACGAAAGAGTTTCTTATCCACACCCAACTTGTCACAAGTCTCGGTGATGATCTCTTTCTGTAACTCACGCTCTGCACCAACACGGGTCATTGAGTCATTCATTTCAAGAATAGCCTTCTTGAACGCCTTACGATCTTCATCTGTTAGTCCCTGCACCGAACGCTGCTGCTGGTTATGTCCAATCATACTCATTAGTTCACCTCGATAACTGCTGAAGGATTAATACAGACTGCGGTTGTTACATAAACACCGCCAGCGTCTTTACATTTATTTTCGTTACTTATTGTAACATATATGTCTGCTGCTATTGTAGCAATCCACAATACAAACACTACAAAAATAATTTTTTCCATTACTTGGTCTCCAAGGCGATGAAGTATGTTAGAGTGTTATTGTGGTTGGTGAACTTGGCGAAAGCACCAGCCTGAACCTCAACGTTGTAGTCATCGGGAAGCAACTTTAGGTTTTCAGTCTTGAATGATGCCACAAAGTCCTTGCCAGCATAATCACCAATCTTCTGAACACCATCGTTAGATGTATCGTTTGCCTTCTCATGGATCTTGAGAAGCAAAGCACCGTCCTTACCAATAACTGATAGGTTAGGTAGATTGATCATCGTAGCAACCTTGATTAGTTTCTGTGAGGTTGCATTAGCAAGAGAAAACTTGGTTGTGATATCCTTGAGAACAAGTTCCTTATCTGGAGGGGTGATGATTAGATTAGCAGAACATCCACGATAGGTAACCGATAGTTCGCCATCGTTTAGTGTAACAACATCTTTACCGAATGTTAGTTCAGGATTCTTTAGAGTTGTAACGATACCTAGAAACTGATTCAGGTCATAGATACCAAACTCTGCTGGAATATCATCCTCAAGAGTAGCCTCAACGAGGATGGACTTTTCGGGGGAGATTGTCTTTTGTGTCTTACCTGCTTTCAGGACGACACCGCTATTGATTGAGGCAAAGTTCTTTAGAATGGATAGCGTATTATCACTTAGTTTCATTATATACTCCTGTTTCAAAGTGTATGTGTCATTTTATATTGTTTTTCAAGGTCTGTCAAGGTGAAGCGCACATTATCTTTCAGGTTATCTAATGTGCTATCATTGACTAGGGTATAATCTACTGGCAGACCTTTCCAAGCCGTTTCTGAAATATGCATCTTGGAAAGTTCTTCATCGGTAGGATCTTCACCACGACGGACACGAATGATCACTCCGCCGACACTCCGAACAAAATCGATTTCGTTAGGAAAGCGAACGTCAGATATAACCACATCTTGATATCCCTGCATCCTTTTTTCAAGGGCAGCGATCCAGATGTTATCTGCAATACCGTTACGGCAAGCCTCTGTACCAAACTTTTGTAGAATAAGGCGAGGGGTGACCTCATAACCCAACTTGTTAGACCACCACGGATCTACTCTCTCACGGAACGCCCGTGAGGCATTACTATCACCTTCTAAGAGACCCCGAGGCCACATGAACATTGTGGCGACGGCATCTTTAAGAGCATCAGCAAAAGCAAACTTGGTGTATTGATGATCTCTCACCAGTATGTCACCAACGGTGCCCTTGCCGGATCCAATGTACCCGACAAGGCCTATAATCATCGTAGGTTACCGCTTAGTGCTGCAACTGCGGGAAGGTCACCCTGAAACCCATAAGTTCCAACGTGAGTTGTTTTCATCCATGGACATAGCCATACTTTGAAACCGATTTCACGAGAATACTGACAGAACATATAATCCTCTGAAAGATAACGGTGAGACTTAGGATCGATAACGGTATCAAAGAACGCATGAATGTATCTTGAACCGTCAAAGTTAGCCTGACCAATGTGATCTGGCTTATAGTGAAGATGAGGAAACTCCTCGGCAAACTTTTCGAATACTTCACGCTTCACCATCATGAAGCCAGTACCGATTTCCATAACCTCTACAGGTTCAGTAATCTTAAAAGACTTAGTACCTGGGACTGGGTTGAACACAAAGTCACCAGTCACTCCGTCAAGATCACCTGGATTAAACTTTTCATTATCGACATTGCGCTTGACTGCATTGACAATGTTTGCCCAGTTGATTGACTTCTTAGGATATGGTCCACCGATGATATCACGATCAAGGGCTAGCAATGCTAGAATGTCTTGTGGATTATACTGAATGTCGGCGTCGATGAATAGTAGATGAGTGCAACCAGAGCGGAGAAATTCATCGACTAGATAGTTTCTGGCTCTTGTAATTAGGGATTCATTGAAGATGAAAGAAAAGCGGCATTCGATACCATACTGGATACATGTTGCTTGTAGGTCGAGGCAGGCTTTCGCATATAGACCGAAGCATTGACCACCATAGCAAGGCGTAGCAATAAACAGTTTCTTTTGACGTAGTTCCTCAGAACTGATTTTTATTTCCATAATATTCTCCATACACGAATAGCGCAGGGGTGATTAAGCCCCCACGCTATTATATAGCACACTTCTAAAGATTAGAAAGCGTGTGATAGGCGATAGAAAGCGGTGCGCTTTCCATTAACGTCACGATAGTTTGTATAAATCTGGTAGTATTCACGTAGATCATAAACTCGCTTACCAACGTTCTCACGTGGAACCTTGGCCATGCGGGCAATGCTATCAGCAGTAACACCAGCGCCGGTGTTGTAGCGTAGCAGGACGTTTTCAATCTTCTCAATCTGAGTCTTACGTGGGGTAGCCATTATACATTCTCCATTTCAAAGTTATCGGTGTTGGTGGTCGTGAAAGGAAAGGACCCGTGTATAACCACCAACACCATTTTATTATACACGGGTATTCATTATCATGCATCAAGAACGATGCATGTTTTTCTAGCGGTTATACCGCTGGCGTTGATTTCAAAACGCTACTTCCGCAGTTTCGTTAAACTCGGGAGTCGCCGATTCAGCCACAG